GGCTTGTTTGATGTGCTTTTTCATCTTCTCTTTCTCGGCCTATCTATTTTTTCGATGCCTTCTCTATTGCAACGCCAGTCACCAAGCCAAACAGACCCGAAGAAAGAATCTTAAAAAGCTCAATCAACTCCGAGCAATCTGGTTTGTAAGTGGCCAGCCCAGCTAAAAAACAAACTGCCAGCACTACCAAAATCTTATCATTCATGATGATTCTCCTTTTTCTCATTCTTATTCTCCCCATCACCATTATTGTTATTGCTGCTGTTGTTCCGGGACAACCGCTGCCTCAGCCTCAGCTTGTGCCTGCGCTTGTTGCTGCATTATCGCCAGGATTCGCCTTTTTTGAACCTCTTCCTCGTCAATCAGCCCGCGAGCTGGGGCACCCGCCACACTATAAGCATACCGCAGCAAATAATCCCAATCTAGGTTCATTGCCGTGTCAGGATTTGCCTGGAGTATGGGGGCCACACCTTCAATTGCCTGGTTTAGACCTCTGCTCTCAAACAGCTTTTTCTGGGCCACAGCGAGGGGGCCAAGATACTCTATATCAATCTTTCTCCCGACCAAACCTTCAGGGGGTGGTTCGAGTCGTCCTGCGTTAAATTCAATGTTGAACGCACCCTCGATCACCTTATCCAAAAGCTCGTTCGTCAGACGTCCTACGATATTCCCTAAGATTGCAGCTTTCTCACCTTGCCGCTCCACAACTTCTGTGGCGGTCATAGCCCTTTCCTGATGGGCAAACATCAAGAAGAAGTCAATGCTAAAGAAATCTCTAACGCTCTTCTGTATCTGCTCTTCCCTGTCCCGACCAATTGGGAAGTTGATCCCCAGGTTAACCGGGCTAATCTTGTTCTCAGGGCTATCAAAGTAGTTAATCCCGTTGGGGGTCAGATCGACATCCGCATTTATCGGTACATTCATCGGCGGCTTAACTGAAAGCTGCCCGGCCTCGAGCAAGCTCTTGCGAATGCTGTTAAGTGTCTTAACTGTGGGTAAAGACATCATGGCCGGTGAATACCCATAGACACTGTCAGGGTTCTTAATGCAGCGCCACACAATGTAGGGGAAGAAGTCATATTTGGATTCACGAACGATCTCCCCTTTCATTTCATGGTACCACACCGAACGCCAATGATCCCCATCCGGAACTACTGCATGGATAAATTTACCACCCAGATTTTTGCAACCAAATTTGTCGGTCGCCTGTGCTTCTGTGTAGGCATCCTGACGGAATACAGTTTTGATCTGACCATAACCATCTTCATCTATCCATATGCGCGGAGGTGACATAACCTTGTAAAAGATTGACCTGTCACCCAGATTTTCCTCGAAATAGAGGATTCCCGTTCCAAAGGTAATCCCATCAATCAGGAACTCAACGACCTCTGAATAGAAATTGCTGCGCCGAAAGGCCGCATATAGATCCTTGACAATGCCCTCTAGCCAATACTTGGTTTCAGCGTCAGTATCCATGTCAGGAACTTCCAGCTTAAACCAATCCAGGGAGGGCGACATCAGGTAGCCAAACAAACCCTCTGCCAGCATACGAACCGCAGATACTCCTGTAGAATCAAAGAGATATTTCCCGATAGGTGATTCTGGAGTCCGGTCGTAAAAGAGGTTCTCACGATATGGACAGAAATACCGCGCAAGCTCCTCCCATGTAGGTTCAAAGGGGGTACGCCTCGCCTTCAGCTCTGCAAGCTTTTCTGTGAGTGCTTTATCTATCATTTTTATAGGATACCTCGTTCTCGGCTAGGCCTCCGTAATAACCGCCCTTCTTTGGTCCGCCTTCTCTGCTCTTTAATCTTGCGCCTTGTTTCTTTCTTGACTCTCTCCTTGCGCTCCCTGATCATCTTTTGACCAACATAGAGCTTATAGATCTCGGCGCCACCACGGGAAAGCTCAGCCACAGATTTTGCTTGAGGCAGATCAACAATGGGCTTAGTATAGCCATGGGCCTTTGCCCACTCAGCAGTTACTGGCCCCTTACCGGCTGCCATGGCTGCCTCTGGGTCCCCTTTTCTTATCAGGGAGTTGATGAAAGTCCCAAATTGTGATATGCTGCCACTAATTCCCATTTTCCCTAATTCTCCTTAAAGTGATGGCCGGCCACCAAGAAGACGCCTGGCAGGGGTCTTTTTCTTGAGCAAATCCTCTTCTTTCCTTTTTTCTATTTTAGCCTGCATAGCCTTCTTCTTTTGTGATGCTTCTGCTTTTGAAGCTGCCCTCTGCTGCTTCATGGACATGGCTGTGCTTGCTGCCGTAGAAATGGCCGATACCAATGATGCTATTTGTGCTACTGCTCCCATTTTGTTTTTCTCCTTCTTTTTTAAAGTAATCGTGTGGTAAATAATTTCGGCTCCTCAAAGCCAAACATCATAACAAATTTACTCCACAATGACAAGTCACCATGGTTAACATTCTCTGTACCTACCGCAGAGATGAGCTCAGTATACCCCATCTGTGAAATGTAGCCCATGAGAGTTTCCTCATCCCTTTTCATACGGTTGAATATCGTGTGTGAAAAGCGCACAATATTAATATGAAAGTTGCCCGCTCCTTTCTGGGGTAACGGCTCAACTCTTGCAACTCCGTAATATCTTCCCTGGCAATAGAGCTCAAAAATACCATCTGGACATACTTTAATCATAGCATCCTCTCTCTAGCTAAAGACATCCCACTCTGTTTTTGGCTTGCCTCTACGAGCCCTGCTCACCACAGGAGTAGCAAAAGTAAGAGCTAAAGCATCTGCACCATCCAGCATAACCTTGCCCATCCTCTTCTTGATATCATCCTTGCTTTCCAGTACCATTTTTCCTTTCACTGTGTAGCGATACTGGGGAGCAATGAGTCCGGCCTTGAGCAGCTTGTCTGTTGGTATAGAGGCATTAGGAAGCCAGTCTCGCATCTTTTGCCACATATATGTGCGAAGATTTAGTAACCGTGGGTCAGGGCTCGATCCTCCAGCTATAATTTCGTTAATGCGGAAGTTGTTTGACCTCAACAGGTCGATAATTCCACCACCCTGACCAGAGTCAATATTTACCGCATCAGGTCTCCACTTCTGAATGATATCACCCACACATCCTGCAACATACAAGGTATCCTTCTTTGTCAGTGTAACCAGATCAAAAGCCGCAGGTCCTTGCCTCTTAATTATGACCGTCGCACAGTCTCCGAAGCGAGCAGGATCAACTCCCAGTATCTTAGGTGAAGATTCGTATGCAGCTGGGTGCAGTTTGCGACCATAAGCTGCGTTTACAGCCTCTTCAGATATAAACTGATCAGTAGACTGCTTCGGGAATTTCCCCCTGACTCGGACGCGAACAAAGTCAGAATCCTCGCCATATGTATCTATCCACTGCTGGATCTGATGTTTATTCGTCCTCTTACAAGTCCTACTGTCAATCTCCCAGGTCTTCCAGTATGGGCTTGAGAAGCACGCCTCGAATGGAGTTCCTCGCCTAGTCGGGTTCCCCATTACGATAAACCAGCAGCGCCCGGTGACCATAGCGCCTTCGATCACTTCCCAAATTTCATTGGGAATAAAACTAGCCTCGTCAATTATGAAGAGGACTTCATCTGCGTGCGTTCCAGCTACACCCTCGGGACGGTTAATGCTCCAAGGAATTGCATGGGCAAAATGAACACCAGGGTTCGATTTAAGCGAAAGACGCGTTGCCGTCCAATCAAACCAATGCTTATTAATTGCTCGCTGATGCCAAATCCCCAGCTCTTTCCATGTCTTCCCAGATAGCTGCTCCGCCGTGTTGGCAGTAACAACTATCGAAGGATTGAGCCGGGTTGACAGGAACCACAGGATGGTTATGGCAATAACAGTACCTTTTCCGATCCCATGCCCAGATGCTACAGCATAGCGGCCGGGCTCCCTGATTGTATTCAGGAACTCCTCCTGCCATGCCTCAAGACCGTAGATAGGCTTGATTTTCTCCCATGGAAAAGCATACTTCGCATAACCCAGGGGATCATTGCGGAATTTCCAGATGCGCTCAAACAGAGCCTTCTCTACGTTCCTTAGTCTGCTCATTCAGTTCTTCTATCTTCCGTGCCTGTTCTTCTATCTTAAGTGATTGACTGTGCAGTTTCCTCGACTGCCTTTTAATGATCGCTTCGAGGCGCCGAACCTTTTCAACTATTCTGCTCATTTATCTAGCTATCAGCTGTAAGAGTTCTTCTTCCTCGGCTTCGAGCTCTTTGCGCCTTCTTTCTTCTTCCATCTTTTTTTCTTGGCGAACTCGATCAATCTCTTCTTGGATAGCGATATCAGATTCTGTTGCCTGGTCAAGCTCATCTCGAAGCAGCATATTCTTGATTACTATATCTCTTCCCGGGAAATCGGGAAGGGTGTTAAGGTCAACCACATGATTCTCTTTTAAAGCTGCTCGGAGTTGTGCCTCAAACTCCATCCGTAACCAAACTTCACCTTTTTTGATCTTCACCGCTTCTTCTCACTCCTCTTCAGTCCACATAACAAAGACGGACTCAGGGTTATTACCAGGGTTATAGCCATAAATCTCAACAGTTGTTTCAATCTCAATCAGTTCGCCAGGCTTAAGCTCTGCCCCGGTAAATGCCGACACAGTTACATCTCCAATCCGAAAGGTTTGGGTGTTAATTGCCAAGTTCGCAATTGTTAAACGCAAGCGATCTGAATTGGGCCCAACTATCATGGTAGCCGTTCCTGCATCCAGGCTTACCTCGGGCATAACGTTTAGCACCATCGCCCCGGATGAATCATCCATTGTCATCACTGTTATCGCTCCTTTCGCAGATCACGTATCCACCAACCGAGACCCACTCTTTCGTAATCAGCCTAAGTTCCTCAGCCTTAAATGTTGAAGGGAAGGGGGCTTCCATCCTGAATTCTTTGAGGTGCATTGCCCCCGTGATTCCCTGAATCTGCATATCCACAGGATGTGGAGCTACCAAAAAGATCGATCTAACCAAGCAAGGCTCATCCATAATCACTGACTCATGCCCGCAGTGCGATACCGGGATAACCTCCACCTGGTGCTGAGCCTGCTTGACCTGTAGGAACTCTTGTGCTATCCTCATCTCTGTGGGGATATTCGTCACCGTGACAGGGTTGATATCCAGCTTCTCATTCTCAATCCGAACCGTACCCTGCACGCTCAAGACTGAGGGCATCTCAGGCTTTTCAATACGAGTAACCAGTGTACCGTCAGGGTCGACGCGAAGATTACGCAGGTAACGACCATCGTCACCCAGGATCAGGACGCCATCTTTATTCTTGCGATTAAGGCCATGGCCGACTTTCCCTGGCTGGCTATCAGTGTTAACTTGATAAACCAAGAGTTCGCCATCCTGGGTACAACGGATTGGCGTGGTTCCTTTAAATCCAGACCGACCCTGTATCGGCCCAGGCTCTCTGTCTGCGACTTGCTTATGTTCCGTTTTTACTAACATTGCCCTACATTGGAAGCCGATCAATGCTCATAAGGGTGCAACCCCAGGTATTATTAAAGGTCATGCCACCAGAATGGTAAACATAAACATAGGCTTCAATATAATCATCCTTATCCAAATTGACCGAAGTTACACAATTAAGACACACATGCTGCCAGGCTTCAACTACATTATATTCAAAGGACTTTGCTACAGATGTGCCATTCTTATATATCGCAAGTATTACATAGTCGCCAGCATATAAATAGTGAGCCGTTGAGGTGCAAATGCTCACTTTAACATCATAATATCCAGGACTTCCAGCAGTAAACTTCCCACTTGAAAATTCATTAAGCGTATCATACTCTTCGGCCGAATATGGGATAAGGGTATATGCTTCATGTGAAGCTGTCAGCGTATCACTTTGTATGGCACGCACATGAGAAAGGGTCGGGTCAAGAGTTAACTCGATCGGAACTGTATAAACATCAAATGTGCCATCTGCCAACTCTACAGCATAGGCAAGATTTTTAGTTCCCGGGCTCCAATCATAATCCGTCAGGGTTTCAGCTCCAACCCAAACATGTTTAAAATCACCAAAATCGGTGGTTTCCTTATTGGCATCGATAAAATTGTTAGTATCCCAAGCTAACCATATTGGTCGTCCAGGATGACAATTATCCATCGTAATAGTAAAGGGCCAGCATGCACTTGCCAGTTCGGGTGGACCGATATAGGGTCTCCAATGACGTTGCTCATAGAACCACCCTTCGGCACGAGCAAATAAATCAATCCCCAGATAACGCCCCACTCTAGCAGCCTCTTCGCTTCTGTATATAACCTCTGCGTATAGATCATCAGGATCTATCAAATGAGAATCATCAGGATCATCCCAGAGACCAACATCAAGAACCTTATTATCTACACCGTTATGATCTTTAAACCATCTAAGAACATAGTGGGCGATCATCATATGACCAAAGGTATCTACATGTCCTATGTGGTCAGTGCAGGAGCCCATCTTTGTGATCCTCCAAAGATCAACCGTAAGATAGGCATCGTACATGGTGCGGATATTTTCAGAAGCCGTTCCGAATATTTGGTATTTTGTAAGTTCAGTGCTATCAATATTGGTATTCAAATATGTAGAGTTGTTTACACGGCAATTGCTTTTCCCATGATAAGTAATCAGTTTGTGGCTCCAAGGAAGGCACTGATT